TCCTTTATCTGGTGGTCTCTTGCACTTACGAGCAATAAATTGGACAATAGCAGTGATTGGAAATCAACTCACTGCTTACACTGATCCCGACACTGGTCAAACATATCCGTCAGCTGCTTGTAGAATTACCGTGGCCGGATCTTGGTCAGTGATTCGACAGCCCAACAGCAACAGCTACAATAGTTTTGGTGTCAGCTGGGTGGGAACAACTGAAACAGATCTGGGCGGTCGAGAAATGAACCCTTACTTGTTAAGCTACAACAGTCCTGTAGCACAGTACGTGATACAAGGGTCAGCAGTGTCAGGCGGTGCGCAAAATACATTTAGCAGTCGTGTGTTTGAATGTAGAGCCACAGAATCTGCCACCAGCGACAACAGCAATCGTGAGTTCCAAAGCAATACCATTACAAGACCAGTTTGGATTTATAACTATTCCAAGAGTTGGCAAACAGCAGCTTAAACTGCTGGTATATAATAACAAGATTGCAACTAAATAAATCATACAACGCAAATGGTTGCGTTTTATGCGGTACCCCACCGCGTAAGGCCTAGAACGCCTAACTTTTAAAGGAAAAGAAAAAATGGGTCGCCCACTAAAAATTAAAAAGAGTACAACCAAAGACATTGGTTTCAATGCTTGGGATCAGCTGACTAATCCAGTATATCCTGCTACATTCAACACAGACCAGTATCTTGGTGTGGTTGGTGGTGAAGGCAACGGCGGTGGTGTTGCTACTGCAGCATATCCTGTTGTCAAGTGCAGAGTTTTCATCACAGGACAAAGTGAAGAAGATGGTTGGATCGTTCGCCAAAAAGGCACAAGAAAGTATCTGGTTGAAGGTGCCAGTTCAGGTGCACAAGGCGTTTGCGTTTTGGCCAACGAAGCACAAGGCGTAATAACAGAAGGCAACATGAACATCAGCTTTGCCTTAGACGCAGACAGTTCCGAAGTTCTGATCAGCAAACTCACAAACAAGTATGCATATGACTTTACCGGCGGTGAAGTTGGTGGTGCAGCCGCTGGTGGCTTTGCGCAGAACCTGGTACAGCAGAACATTCGTTATGCAGCCAACTTCTTCACAGACGAAGGCACAGAAATCAAGTCCGGTACTACAGGACAAGACAATACTGCTACACAGCAGAACCTGTTGAGCCTGGTAATTGTAGAAAACTACACTTCGTAATTTTTATATTACCTAGGAACCCCTCAGCTACATACTGAGGGGATTTTTTTATGGCTGCTTTTGTATTAGGGAACGGTGTAAGCCGTAGTCACATTGACGTAGATCAGTTGTTGCGTGTTGGACCTGTATACGGGTGTAATGCTCTGTATCGAACACACACGCCCACTGTTTTGGTCAGCACAGATCGGCCCATCAGTGCGGCTATTCAAGCAGCAGGCTACCCATCTAGAAATAGATTTTATACTCGTCGTCCAGAAAATGGCACCGGAGCACAACCTGTTCCGCAAAAGTATCGAGGATTCAGTAGTGGTCCCATTGCTGCTGGCATTGCAGCCGAGGATGGCAACACCATAATTTATCTGCTGGGGTTTGATTTAGGCCCCAACTCCACTGGAAATTTCAACAATGTGTATGCCGGCACAGAATTTTATAAACCCACCACAGCTCTGCCAACTTACACAGGAAACTGGATCCGTCAGTTGATAACAGTCACAACTGACTATCCAAATCGGCAATTTATACGGGTACATGGCGACACAACTGCATCTATTGCAGAATTTTCCAAAATCAACAACCTCAGCAGTGTCACAATTGCAGACTTTGTTGACCGCATAAATACTCCAAAGGATTTATAACTCATGCCCAACTGCATATTTGAAACAGTCAACCAAGGCAATCAGCTGACGCTTTCGTGCACCGTGTTTTTATTGCTAAATAAGGAACGAGGGCAATAGATGGCAACCTATAAGAGAATCAAAGGCAATTATACAATATCAACGCTGGATCCCGGCGATAAAATCATTCTGGATTCTGATGTTGAAATTACCGGCAACGTAACTGGCAATATCACAGCTGGTAATATCACAGCTGACGTTATCACTGCCACCTACTACCTCGGCGACGGGCAATTTTTAAGCAACGTCACTGCCAATGTTGGTGCAGCCACAATATTACAAAACGGAACTTCAAACGTTTCTATTCCTCAACTCAACGGAAATGTTCTAGTAGGAGTCAACGGACTGGGTAATACAGTGGTGTTTTCTACAACAGGAGCCAATATTACAGTGGGAACTGTATCTACCAGCAACATTACTGGTGCATTGATTATCGATGGTGGCGCCGGAGTGGCAGGAAATATCTATGCTGATGCAATGTATGCTAACAATTTAGCAGTGTTAGATGTGGAATCTGTCATTGACGGCGGAACCTACTAGAGAAAAGGCAAGATATGGCAAATACGATTTTACTTAAACAAAGTGCTGTAGGTAACGCTGTTCCTGAACTTGCTGATCTCCAGTTAGGCGAAGTAGCAATCAACACCTATGACGCTAGACTGTACGCTATACAACAACAAGGCGCATCCGAAGAAGTTGTTGACTTAACAGCAGCCACTCCCATCACCAACACACTGTTTGTACAAACAACCGGAAACAACGACAACCTGGGCACAAGCTGGGCAGAATCGTTTGCCACTATTGAACGAGCAGTCGAAGTTGCCGAAGAAAGACGAGTAGCTGGTGCCACAATCACTTTGATCGAAGTGGGTGCCGGAGTATATGTTACAGAAGGGCATATAGATTTCCCAGACAACACAGTTATTAGATGTGCGCATAGAAGTGTTGCTATTCGTCCTGCAGCAGGATACGAAGAACGAAATGTGTTTCGAATAGGATCGGGTTGTTTTGTTGAAGGTTTTTTGTTTGAAAACTGGAGATTAGACAGTTTAACCGATCCATCAGAGGGATTTGCTATATCATTCAGACCAGGTGCTATAATTAATCGTGTACCATATGCTCATAAAATTGCTGTTAGAACAAATCCCTACTGGACAACTGTTCCTCCGCCGCTGGACAGAGATGCAGAGCCAGAACCCAACCCCCTGGTTGGTATAGGAGCCGGTGTTGCACTAGCAGACGGTAACGTGTGTTCACAATACAGTGTTTTCCCCAACATAATGACATGGGGTGCAACCCCAGTGTCGCAAAACGGCATAGGATATTGCGCCAAAAAAGGTGGGCTGATCAACGCAGTTAACGCAGTCAGTTTATGGGCTCACAAGCATTTTCTTGCCTTAGACGGCGGACAAATTGTTCTTTCTGCTTGTAGCACACAGTTTGGTGATTACACCATGTGGGCAGAAGGATCACGACCAATTGTTGACCCAACAGAAACAACAGGTGTAACTTTAGTGATAGATCTCACAGCCGAAGCAGCAATTGAAGCAGCACAAACCACAATAATCAACAACATGTGGACGGCATTAAGCACCACAGTTGATCCGGCCACGGGCCAGGTCTATACCTTTGGATGGGATGCCGAGGACGAAGCTTACACACGTCTAGATGCTGCTAATTTTTTGCAGTGTATAAGATGGGTTCTGGAGTCAGCTGATGAGCTGCCCATGTTGAATTTTGCTGAAGGTCTTTTCAATGTCGAAGGCAACAAAGTATATTCTCCCGATAAAGAAGATGCTTTTATATTTTCTTTCGACAACATGCGCGATCAAATGACAGCACTGGCAGGTGTCGGCACACAGTCTGATTTGATTATCACGGCGCTGGTCACTGCCTTGGAAGAAACATTAACCAACACAGTTTTTCAAACTCAACCATCCACTATCACTGCAATTGGACACACCTGGACTGGTGTTTTGTCTGGTGTGGCATTGACCAAAATTCCGCCTGTCAGAAACGAAGGCCTCATTGAAGAAAGTATTGTGGAACTTGATGATGGCGTAGTTATTGCCAGCGGGCAGGATGATCAAGGCAACGCTATATTTGTCGGCGGCATGAAGATCAGTGCCGACACAGGCGAATTGTCTGGACCACCGTTTGAACAAGCAGTTAACCGTATTGCCACTAAAGCAGCTATTGCAAGGAGCTTTTAATAATGCCTAGAATATATTGTCGTACACCGTCTACTGGAAAACCGTTGAATCTCATTTATCCAAATGTAACAACTTCCTATGCAACTATTCCTCTTGCAAATGCTCCGGATTATTCGGTGCCAGATCCTTCTGAAGTTTATTCCGAAAGAGATCCTGACTTTCCCAGCAGAGCAATAATACCAGGAGAAATATTTTTCCTTACTCCGCTGTCGGCAGTTAACAAAAGTGATGCAGAACAATGGGTAGAAGTAATTCTTCTTACACAGGATGGCACGACTGTTGCTGTTGGACGAGCTGTTATTCCTGCAAGAGACACTGCATATATTCCCTTGCAGGGTCGTAGCTTGCTCAAAACTGCCACTGAGGAACCTGCTGATGGCGACAGATTGCGAGTTCGTGCCAGTGCTGTTGATGTGATTGATGTATGGGTTGCAGCAGATGAATCACCTGCCAGCCAGAACATAGGTGTCTTTACACCGGTGGTGCCATAATGGCTAAACTGTTATCAAACCGAGTCCAAACAACTCCACCCGCTGATGCTGAACCAGATCGCACAGACTGGCTGGCACCGCAGGATGCAGAACCCAACTTAGGTGTTCCTGGAGCCAGCGGGCAAATTTTAGCATCGGGTGCTGATGGTTCTCGTTACTGGGTAGATCCAGGCGCAGGTGCAACTGGACCACAGGGCCCACAAGGACCGCGTGGACCACAAGGTCCCACAGGATCAACAGGTGCAACTGGACTCACTGGAGCAACAGGGTTTGAAGGGGCAACAGGATTTAGTGGGGCAACAGGATTCGAGGGGGCAACTGGAGCAACAGGATTTGAGGGGGCAACTGGATTCAGTGGTGCTACCGGACTAAATGGTTCTACTGGTGCAACCGGAACGGGTGGTGCCACCGGCGCCACCGGACTTCAAGGTGCAACTGGAATAGCTGGTTCAAATGGACTCGACGGAGCCACCGGAATTACCGGGGCAACTGGTGATATTGGCCAAACTGGAGCTACTGGGTTAGATGGAGCTACCGGAGCAGGTGCCACTGGAGCTACTGGGTTAGATGGAGCAACTGGAGCAGGCGCCACTGGCGCCACCGGTCCACAAGGCCCACAAGGCCCAGCAGGCTCAGGAGCTACTGGTTTTGATGGAGCTACAGGTGCAACTGGAGCAGGTGCCACAGGTGCCACAGGACCACAAGGACCACGCGGGCCACAAGGAGTAAATGGATTTGTTGGAACTACTGGAGCTACAGGATCAGAAGGACCACAAGGACCCACTGGACCCACAGGACCACAAGGACCCACAGGACCCACAGGACCACAAGGACCTGCTGGAACTTCTGTGACCATTATCGGATCAGTACCTGATGTTAATGTAGTACCACCTGGTAATCCTCAGACCACACTAAATGCTGCTTTTCCTGGTGCAATAGCCGGGAATGGTGTTATTGATACAGCCACTGGTAATTTATGGGTATACGACGGAGCTCTTTGGGAAAATGTGGGTCAAATCACAGGTCCGCAAGGAGCTACTGGTGTTAACGGTCTTACAGGTGCAACTGGCCTAACTGGTACTACTGGACTAGAAGGATCAACGGGCCCACAAGGACCACGCGGTCCTCAGGGATTCTTCGGATCTACCGGACCAGATGGAGCCACTGGAGCTACTGGTTTTGATGGATCTACAGGTGCAACTGGAGCAGGTGCCACTGGTGCTACAGGACCACAAGGACCACAAGGACCAGCAGGTGCAGGTAGTACAGTACCGGGACCACAAGGACCACAAGGACCACAAGGACCCATTGGACCGCAAGGACCCACAGGACCCATCGGACCCATTGGACCACAAGGACCACGTGGACCACAAGGACCACAAGGACCACAAGGACCACAAGGACCCATTGGACCACAAGGACCACAAGGACCCATTGGACTAACAGGTGCAGGTGCTACCGGAGCAACCGGACCACAAGGACCACAAGGATCAGAAGGACCACAAGGACCCACAGGACCACAAGGACCACGTGGACCACAAGGACCCATTGGGTTAACTGGACCACAAGGACCCACAGGACCGCAAGGACCCACAGGACCACAAGGACCACAAGGACCACAAGGACCACAAGGTTCTACAGGCTCAGGAGCTACTGGAGCAACAGGACCACAAGGACCACGCGGACCACAAGGTGAAGGTGCTACCGGAGCAACTGGACCACAAGGACCACAAGGACCACAAGGACCCATTGGACTAACAGGTGCAGGTGCCACTGGAGCAACAGGACCACAAGGACCACAAGGACCACGTGGACCACAAGGTGAAGGTGCCACCGGAGCAACAGGACCACAAGGACCACAAGGACCCATTGGACCAACAGGTGCAGGAGCCACTGGAGCAACAGGACCACAAGGACCACAAGGACCACAAGGTTCTACAGGTGCAGGAGCCACTGGAGCAACAGGACCACAAGGACCACAAGGACCACAAGGACCCATTGGCCCAACAGGTGCAGGAGCTACCGGAGCAACTGGTTTAACAGGATCCACTGGACCACGTGGACCACAAGGACCACAAGGACCCATTGGACCCATTGGACCACAAGGACCACAAGGACCAACAGGTGCAGGAGCCACTGGAGCAACAGGACCACAGGGACCGCAAGGACCACAAGGACCACAAGGTGCAGGTAGTACAGTACCAGGACCACAAGGACCACAAGGACCACAAGGACCCATTGGACCACAAGGACCACAAGGACCAACAGGTGCAGGAGCCACTGGAGCAACAGGACCACAGGG